CTTGCTTGTCCGCTATTAACATAACCATATTCAGTTCCTTCTCTTCCTAAAACACCATAAGGTGCGTCAAATCCTCTGGAATTAATACCAGTAGCACTATTAGCAATAACTCCTCTTGCTGTTGAACCCATAAAAATATCATTACCACCTTGTTTAGGTATAATTACTCCTCTCTTATATTCATTAGAATAATGTAATCTCGTCCAACTTCCGTATTGTCCTACCTCATCTAAATTACTAACTCTTCTACCACCTATGGTAAGAAATGCTCTACGAATTAGTGAAAGAGCACCAGTAGATGTAGGTAAATAACCATAAAATTTATCTGCTGTTGCTTGATTAGCACCTTCTGTTTTTACTCTAACTTTAAGTTGTAGATGTGAATTGCTGTCTAAAATTCCTTTTTTCTCAAACACAAATTTACAACTATTCTGGTTAAAATTAACTGGTCGCAATATTGATGTATCTACTGATTGTGTTTCTGGTCTTTGTAAGACATTAGTTCTCAATAAATCTGGTAAAGAACGCCCACTCATTATATATTATTAATAAATAAATTAAAATTTTTTAAACATTAATTTATTTTCACTTAATCCTAAACTATTTAATTCATTACATTAACCATACCATTTTGAAACATTATTGTATTTTTATGTTTAACAAAAAGGAATAGAGAATGTGGCACTAATTGTTTTCCTTGTAAATTATGCTGAATACGAACTCCTAATGGTGTTCCTTTATAATTAGTTCCATTATCAGTAATCTTATCAGTAGAAAAACCAATATTGAACTGC